GATTCAGAAGGCGAGCTGCGACATCCCACTGCGAACTGAACTCATTAACCCCAATGGACACACCATTCTGGAGTTTGTTCATGATTATCCACTTGCTGAACGAGCCAAAGTACATTCTACAAAGAATGAAATAGACCAATGGCGAACCACTAAACATTCTAGTCTTCCCAGCGAAAACCTTTGCCTTCTTTCGTGTTTCATCTTTCAGAGTGTCTGTGAAGATATGATTTGAGCGAATATTCTGCATCGCTAACAACTCAACACGTTGAACTTCTCGTTTAAGTCTTTGGGCTTCAGGTGTGGACAAATCAAAGTCCATACCATCACCAAAGAAATAGACCTTATTCGAGGGCTTGGTAGTCACATTATATGGATAACCAGATGATGTGGAACGAGGAATCGATGACAACGCACTTCCAGGACCATCACCCAAGACCGCTTGATCAAACGTCAAAACACACTTCTCACACCCTTGGGTAGAGTTATGTATTAGATAATCAAAAAGCGATCTCGTGGCTTTCTCAACAACCTTTTCAGGGATGTAAACAAAGCCAGGGCAATAACCTTGGAATGCGATATCAAAGGGATCTATACGATTCCCCTCTTTATCATTAAATGGACCAAGTCGCGCAGGAGCATTTGGCGACTTGAAATAAGCATCATGGAGAGGCGATCTTCTGATGGCAGAACCCATCATACGCCCCGGAGCCATGGAGTGTGGTTCTATTTGGCCAACCACATTTATGTTGCCAGTTTGTTCGATATCAAAGGGCACAACATTGAGCTTAAACTGGTCTTCGACACTCTCAACCTCATACTTGTGACCTATGTCATCAATGTACTTTTCCAACCACTCACGAGTGATCACAGAAGAGAAACCAACTCTCTCAGATGAACTCCCAGCAACATGCATTCCAATAATGGATGCAGTTTTCTGAGAATCATTCACAAAGAGAGGAGAGCCACAATCTCCAAAATCAGTGTCAGCGCGGTAGCGATAGACTTGTTCAATAACGAACTCATCCCACTCCGCACTGTCAGGAATAGTTATATCCTTGTTCCTGATAGCAACAACTGAATTGGTATTTGCAGTAGCAACACCTTCCCAAGCAAGGAAAGTGGCTGCCCTTCT